GGCTAACATATCCTTCTCAGGTAAAGGCTTGGTTGCAAAACCTGCTAATAACAGGAGCGTTATCTTAAACAAGAAAAGTTCCGCAAGTGTTAAATTTAACCAAACCGAATGTAATTCTCAATTTTTAATAGGAGATAAACAAATGTCAGATCAATCATTGCTGGAAAAGCAGCTTGCTGAAGTTCAGACTCAGCTTGCAGAAGCTAAGACTGAAAATGAAGCGATCAAGGCTAAGATTGAAGAAGCAAAAGACAAAGAATTTGCTTCGCAGGTCGAGGCTTTTGAATCAAAAGCTGAAGAAAGTAAAGCAACTATTGATGAACTCAACGAGGTTATCAAATCGACTCAAGCTCGTGTTGCAGAACTTGAGGATACTTTAGCTACATCTCAAACTGAGCTTGCAGAAGCCATGAAAGAGATGGACAAGATGAAGAAAAAAGAAGCCATGATGAAACGCAAGGCTTCTCTGGAAGAAGCTGGATTCGCAGAGGAAGAAATCGAAGATTCTCTTGCTACTTTTGAATCCTTGGAAGATGAAGCTTTTGAAGCTGTCGTTGCTTTAGTGAAAAAGAAAGCAAAGAAAGATGAAGAAGCCGAAGCTGCTATGCCTCCAGAACTCAAGG